TAGATCATACGGATAGATCAGTTTCGCGTCTACCGAAAACCATGCACCCAAGGTAAGTATAAGGACCCAGAAAATAAGATAAATAAGAGCATCTTTGATAAAGACAATCACCAACGATTGCATCGACTGCAGGGTAGACATTTTAAACTGTTCCTGGATTTGTCCCATAATCGCTGTTTTGGTCACATCAATGGTCTGTTTCCATTTTTCCTTGTCCTCTTTGTCTGGAAACTGAATAGTAATGGTACCACTGGTGACCGTGAGTGTGATGGGGTTTTCACCTTTTGGAATAACCACCCCACTAAAACTATAATCGAAACGATCAATGGTACGATACTTTTGGTCGTTTTGTTTTGAAGATCCTTGTGGTAGTGTCAAAACAACCTTGGAACTTCCATCTACAACACCTGATCCACTGGTCACAATGTATTCATTGTCCGTTTTTTGAACATCGCACCCCTCTACGGCAATGTTCACATCACCTGTACCCTTGCACCATCCTTTATATAAGGTTACGTTTTTTGTAATGGGGTCCGTCCAAACGGTTTCCAACGGCAACCTAAGATTTATTTCGGTCATTAATAACTACAGTTATTTTTTTATTGTGCATACAACAAAGCCGCGTATCCACTTTTGACACGTAACACGTTATATCTTTCCTCTGTGAAAAAAAGACTATAATCATATTGATACAAACTACCTGTTTGTTGTACACCAATCACGGTTCCTTCTTCGTCGCAAATCGTGTTGTAAGCAGAGTCAGGATTAATCTCAGGAAGAATGGTAGTAAATTCTAGTTCAATGGTCTTAAAACGGCTCAGATTAATAGCGCCCGAGGGCTGTAATTCATGTGGAGAGGTATTCAAACTGAAACTATACCCATACAACCCTGGATTAGAGTGCCCCTTGCTATAATTGTATTTATCGATAAAGCTATACACACCGGCTTCAAAGTCAATCTCTCTATATTTTCCATCGAGTAAAATGGAGAACTTGGTAAGGATCTCTCGTCTGTTCTCGTTGGTAAAATAATCACATACAAAGTTTTGGTTCGCCACTCTCAGTGCAGGTTTTTTAATATCCTCCACATAAAAGTCTACACCCGGTCCAAAGTAAACGTCGTTAGAAATGTAACTGTTTTGCGGGGCTTCCAGTAGATCGTACGGAAGTTTGTCGGAATACTTCCAATTACTATAATTCGACCATTGATTGCGTTCGTAGGTATCGTTTCTTCTAAAAAACCACATCCAGTTGGAAGAGAGACTGTTGGAGTCCAAGCGATATCGACTGGTTCCGGTGATTTGTTCTACAGTGTCCTCCTTGACGGTTTTAATCAAATAACTCTGATCTTCTTTGGCAAATATCTTAGACTCCTCTTCGGTGACAAACCCAAATGTAGAAATCAGGTGAATGTCTGCATTCCAAGAAGAGACCTTGTTTTTGTAGTCTGTATCGAGTAAAAGCATACTAGGAGGCGCTTGTAGAAATCGATAGAGGGAATGAGGCTCTTTCACGAAATTGGGTCGTACTGGGGCTTTTTCAAAGGGCTCGGACGTGACATCATTGATCGTGAAGAGCTCTCGAATGGGTCGCATCGTGACCTCGATGGTGACTTCATTGTATTGAAGCGATACCATGGGCAATGCCATCTTAGAGGAATTCATAAACCAGAAATGGAGCGGCACGTAAATGGTTCTACCTGGAATAGATGGATTGGACATCCCTAACGGTTGAGTAGGCGAACCTGGAATGTAGTAGCTATTCGGGTAACGATTGGGGCGTCCAAATGCAACCTCGGGTTTATACAATTCAACATCGTGTCCAATCATTTGATGAAACAGATCCTTTTTGCTCTTGTCGAAATCTCTTTCTGCCATGTTTTTGATGTATTCGCCAGAAAATTCCTGAATGACTTGTCCTCCGATGAGACAACGCACCCGTCGAATGGCATTTGTGCCAATGTGTTCGATCCATCGAAATTCGTAATTTTTCCACTTGTCTAGTACGGTGGCGGGCTGTATCATGGTACTCCAAATATCGGGTAAATTAAACGATAAAAAAGCATCCATCAGAAGATCACCATTTCTGGGAACTTTAAAAGTGAGTTGTGTATCCTCGTTTAACTTTAACGAACGCAACCCTTCGTAATCAATTCTAAATTTTTGCATACCAAAATTCGTATATTTAGAGTAGACCGTCTTGAAAAAAGTTTTACTTGGATTGCCGTTCAGGATGACATTTTGATTTCCGTACGAGATGATATTCAATAATCCTCCACCCATGCTCTTCTATATAGTTTTGTTTATTTAAATCTTAGTTAAAACTCTTTTTTATAAACCTTTTTTATCCCGGAAACATATGGACCAAGCCAAAGGAGTCGTACAATATGTATCATCAAACCCGGCCGTACCTGTTGCCATTTTTTTATTTCTTTTATTTTTCGTCCTGTATATTTTTATCAGCTTGAAAAAAAGAAAATATCACTGCACGGTGCTGAACAAAACCGAGACACAGATGTCGATCAAGCCTCTGTCTAAATTCAAAACGGACGTATCGTTAAACCATGTCTACGTGAAAACGGCGTATAATTGCTGCTGTGTGGGTGAATTTAAAAATAACTACGTGGACACGTGCGCTTTGACCAATTGCGCGAAACAAGGCGTTCGAGCCCTGGATTTTACCATCTTTTCGCTCAACAATCAGCCGGTGGTTTCCGCGTCTTCCTTCACTAGTCCTCTTTACAAAGAACAGTACAACAGTTTACCTTTTCCAGAAGTATTGCAGCAAGTCAAACGTGCCTTTTTACTAGATACCATCAATTGTCCAAATACGACAGACCCTCTCTTTTTGATCTTCCGTATTCAGAGCCAACGTAAAGAGATCTATGACAAGATGGCGGACATGATAAACGCCTCTTTCGGGAAAGGGAATACAGCAGGCAATCTCTTATACACCGACATCAATCGAATAAAGAAGGCATCCCTTAAACAATTCATTCGAAAGGTGTTGATCATGGTCGACACCACCGGATTATCTGGCTACGAGAGCAGTAAACTCAGTAAACTATCGGTTGTGAATTTCGGGAACATTGAAAATCGTATTCTACGTGCCAAGGATGTCTATGACGAAACACGAAAATCGCGCACTCCATTGACGATACTCTATCCCAATTTACAAAACTCTAGTGATAACTTTGATTTTACACTTGGATTACCTTTGGGTATTCAATTCATCGGAATGAACTTTCAGACCAAAGATCGTTACCTAGATGCCTACAATTCATTTTTCTCAAATTCAGCTTTTAAACCCTTTTTAAAGACGGTGACCCTTTGAGTAGATAACTTTTTTAACCGGAATATACAATGAGTGACTTGGATAAGGCCGTAGATGAAAATCTAAAGATACAACATGGGATCACTCGACTAAAATACATGAAACCAGAGGTATTTGATATTGTGGAAAAATTCATGAAAAAGAACAAGTTGATTGGGTACGGTGGACATGCCTTGAACTTGTACTTACCTCCTGCAAAACAATTCTATAACTTATGGGATATCCCGGATTATGACTTCTTCTCTCCGAATGCCATCCACGACTGTAAACGACTTGCCAAAGAATTGGCGCTGCATACAAAAGAGGTAGAAGTCAAAACGGCCATGTTTGATGGAACCTACAAGATTTTTGTAAACTTCATCCCTTTGGTGGACGTGACCCAATTGGAAGAAAGTCTTTACAAGATCATGTGGAAGAGTTCGAGAAAAATCGAGGGGATCCACTATGCCCCCTATAGTTATTTAAAAATGAGTTTATACCTGGAGTTGTCTCGTCCGCTAGGAGATGTTGGACGCTGGACCAAGGTCTATAAGCGTCTGCAGCTACTGGAAGAGGAACATCCCACGCTTATCGATAAGGCTCTCTTGCAGAACGAGCCACCTTCGCCCTTTTTTAAAACATTGATCCAGCGACTACAGCCGTTTGTATTGGCAGGGGAATTCGGTTTAACCTATTACCATACCATGTTTCCTGTTGAATATCGTCAAAAACATCCTCGAAATGTGATGGTGTTTACACAAGATACCTCCTCCGTGTTAGCTTTATTCCAGGATGTGAGTTATACGCTCCATTTTTATCAAAATAAGTTTACGACGGTTTGTGAAGTATCCTTTGAACAGGTCTCTATGTTATATATCATCACACTCAATTCATGTCAATCCTACAACCTGTTGGACCGATACGGTAAACGTTTTAAAATTGCAAGCTATGATACTATTCTGTCCACGTATTATGCACTCACTTTTTTAAACATTCCTTCTCTTCCTGCGGCGGATCTTTTGTTGTCTTGTTCTTTACTGACGGCATGCAAAGACAAAAAAACAAAACAGATGAGACGTTTCAGAATGCCATGTATTGGTTATCAACCTTCATTGGAGGACATTCGTAGGCGGCGAGGTTCAAAATATGCAGTCTATAAAAAAACAGGAAAATACAAAGATTTATTTTTTCGTTATCGACCGTATACCAGAAAGAGTGGTCCTAAGAAGAATTAATAAAAAAATTGATTTGAACTTTTTCTCTCTGGTCAAGTTATCAAACGATGAAACTCATGAACGAACACGGAAAACACAAACTTCGCCGATCCGACCGCATCCGAAAGAACAACCAGCTGAAGTTGTTGGAAGATGACCCCTATCATTTTCACAAGAAACAATGTCATGTTCTGGATGTGTTCGAGCGAAAGATTTCCATGTTGGAAGAGCGAGTAAATCTCTTGGAAAAGAAGGATCCGGAAAAGCCTGGCACGGAAAAGCCTACCGAACCCATCGATGAAGGATTTCCGTGGGATGCTTTCCTATTCTTCCTAGGTCTCGTCATGCTATTCTACTACTACTTCCCTTCGAAAGTAACGGTACATTACACCTATCGACAGGCGATTGAACCGAGTGTTGAAACTTTATAAACCAGTGCCCTTTGAATTATGATTACGATTACGAGTACGGTTGCGTACCGCACTTTTTTTCTTTCTCGATTTAAAGTTATCCATTGGTTTCGGTTTCGCCTGAATAGGCACTTTAGGTAGGATCGACAATAATCCATCCGTCCAAGGCAAGGGGTCCGCCGTGAACTTACGCCAAAAGAATGATTCCATATGTAGTGCAGTCTCAATCTCTTCCGTTGTAATGGTGGTATAGGTTTTTGGGTTCTTTCCAATCTCTTCTTGTAAGGCTTTGTTTCTTCGATACAAATCCTTTTCTAATAGACTTTGCCCCAAGGATTG